GAGCGATGGAAGAGAGCCCTTCTCGCATTGGTGCGAAATCTTGATGAGCAAATTGCCGACATCAAAGACGATAAAGAACTTGATTCCCAGAGATACGCAGATTTGGGTTCTGACGGCACGGTACTCCTAGCCGAAGCAATGCAGTCCTACGATGGCAGGCTGGCGAAAATTGAACGCTTCAGATTCTTTGTCAATAAGCGTCTTGATTACGTTGTTTCCCTGGGTGAAGATGAGGGTGCAATCTCTCGTGCGAATTTCCTTGAGTCCGCAATCCTAAAACACAAGTCACTTATGGATGAGTTCGACATGGAGCCAACCGACATCGATGTCGCCTTGTGGGCATCGTTAGAAAATAAATGGCAGTTCGACGATGTAATATCTCCTGAGTGAGATATCGTTCAAAAAAGAAACAAAAAGAGTATTTGCTTAGGCGTCCACTCGTAGAAAAACTTCTGTCAGAAAAACCATTTTGTGAAGCATGTCCTGTGTTTGCTGAACATGATGAGAAGTTGACATATGTTCGTAACAGAAGTTGCGACATTCACGAAATAATTAGACGCTCTCAGGGTGGGTCGATACTCGATGAGGAAAATCTTCTTGCGGTATGCAGGCCATGTCACAATCGAATTGGAAACTATCCGCAGCTTGCTTTTGATTTAGGTTTAGCCAAGCACGGCTGGGAACGTTAAAACATTACTTGCGTTTACAACACGAAAGACATTTCAGTTGTAGAATTAATATCCTTAGGACCGTTATAGGCGCGAGGGCCGGGGGCACAGGGCAACGTGCAGCCCCCGGTTCTTGCGTCTCTTTTTTTATGTGCGCGCCAACATCTCTTTACCTGAGCTAATAATTTTGTAATGGTACTCTAAGGTCTTACAGCCGTTTCTGAGAAAAGAAAGGCAGGTGGTCCAAGGTCTAGTGGTGAATAACTACGCAAAGTAGACATGGACGTCTGTCTGTGTTAATTCCCGTCGGGATTACACCCGGCGGGTCTTTGTTTGTGGGGTAGAGTTTTGCGTGCCCATGAACATCCTAGGTCTCGACCTATCACTTACATCCACTGGGTATTGCCATGCTGGAGAAGCTGGTTATCTTTCTTTTGATTTATCTGGAGCTGAAAGATTGAGGAAAATAGCCAGCGAAATTGGCAATATTGCGGTTTCCAACAAAATACAATTGGTAGCCATAGAGGGTTATTCTTTTGCATCAAGAAATTCTCAGGCTCACTCAATCGGGGAGCTTGGCGGTGTCGTCAGGGTTGCCTTGCTAAATCTTGATATTCCATACATAATCGTGCCTCCTACCTGTCGAGCAAAATTTGCCACAGGCAAAGGGAACGCTGGCAAGTCAGAAGTCATATCTGCAATATCAGCTATTACGGGAATAGTTTGGAAAGGGGGGCATGCTGATGATATGTGCGATGCGTGGGTTCTTGAAGAAATGGTTTTGGCAAAAATTGGAAATGCAAAATATAAGTGGTCAAACATTTCTCTCTCGGCGCTAGAGAAGATAGACTGGTCCCCACTCGAAGGGATAGAAAATGAATAGAAGTCAACCAATCAGCCAGGTGGACATTGAGCGAGAAATGATGAGATTGCTCGACCTGCTCGAAAAAGAAACTGAAAACTTTGAAATACTCGCCGTGGACGCGGCAAAAAAGGACGCCAGGTACAAGGCGGAATGGGCAAAAGAATATCTAGGAGCTGCTGGTAAGGGGCACAGAACAATCACCGACAGAGAGCAATGGTCTCATTACAAGATGGAACAAATGAAAGAGGATTACGAAATCGCGGAAGCACTAGTTAGGGCAAAGCGAGAAAAACTTCTTTCACTCAGGACGAGTATTGATGCCTTGCGAACCCTCAACGCCAATGTCCGCGCCCAGGTTTAGAAGTGAATAACACAGAAACATCTTTAATTAATCCTTCTTTGCTGAAGCCGGCTACATGGAGGGCAAATTATATTCTCAAGCCTGACCTTAAAGTGCTTATTTCTTCAATCGAAAAATACGGACTTTTAAGCCCAATCATTGTGCAGAAAAAATCAAACGTGATAATTGATGGCCATCAAAGAGTGATTGCAATATCTCAATCCAAGGCGCTGACTAAGCAGTACTCAAAATCAATCACCTGCATCGAATTGGACATATCAGATTTGGACGCAATGATTCTCCACGTCCAAATAAATCGCGGTCGAGGTTCGGTTGTTGCTAAACGGATGTCCGACATTGTCAAGAAGATACATCAAAGTAGAGTTTATTCGATGGATGAACTAGACGAGATTTTTAATATGACCGTTCAGGAATCCGACATGATGCTCGACGGTTCACTGGTTAAAATGCGCAAGGTTAAAGAACACGCCTACTCGAGTGCGTGGGTTCCAATCGAAGCACCTGCAAAATCATCTGACAAAATCGTGTTAGAGAAGCCACCAAACCAGGACCGTTGACACACCTAGAATCCAATGGTGTAAACTTTAGTCAAACGCTGAAGAGGTAGCCATGGAACAGAACACCGTCAGAGATAGAGAAATCGGTGCATTGACAAGAAGAAATCCGATAACCGGAGGTAATCGTCCTGCATGGTGGCGTCGGGCCACAGCCTACGGCTTGAATCGTCTTGCTGACGCCGTGTCTGGTCAAAGAACAACGCAGTCCGGCACCGGTCGAGCGCTTTTGAGGGAAAGACGAAGGCTGAATCTGGCAAGAGCCACGTGAGGTCTTAATGCTTGTTACTGCTTCTGATTTAGCAATTTACATGGACGTCAAGTTCAGTTTGCGGCAACTTGATGCTGCTGAATTTGTGCTGAATGGTCTCCAGAGTGAGCTTGAGGCTTTTTTGCGTAGGCCGGTAGAAGTTGCCGAGCATACGGAGCAACATGTAATACCAAGTTATTTTCAAGGAGTTCCAGCCACTTCTTTTTTCTACGACCAATCGCTGGACACTACGGACAGTGGATTGAACTATATTCAGCCTTCGATTGTTCTTAGCTTAAGAAACACACCTGTCGTAACCATAAAAAGTGTTTCGATTGGAAATCTTTCACAAGTGCCAATATTCATGGCCGAAGCAAAGATGCGTACAGCGACAATAACCGGTGCATCACAGTCTGGAACGGTGGTCACATTTAGCGCTGCAAATACTTTCACGAAGGGTCAGAGAGTTGTTGTTACAGGAGTAACTCCAAACTCATACAATAAATCTTCATTTGAAATTACCGCAGTAACAAGTACAACTTTTTCTGTTGGCGGTTATCAGAGCGGGTTGTCCGCTTATGTATCTGGCGGAACCGTAACTGCAACCGGAAACGACTACACAGTTCATAGATACGGAATTGAGTTGTACAGAGGTTTTCCTAACGACGTTGTTGAAATTGTCTACACCGGCGGCCTTGATGGTGAAGCGATTCAGATGTTTAAACTATTTATTCTTCGTGCTGCCACAAGAGAAATGCAAAATATGCACGATGACGTTGTTGGAGTTAAAGACTTAACGACAAGAAATGTTGCCCCTCTTGAAACTGGTTTTTCAGAGAGAGAACTTCTTGCTCTACGTAGGTGGAGAAGGCGACGCATTTAATGGACATTGAAATAGGCGTAAGTACCAGGGGAATGGGGTCCGCCATTGCCAGGCTTGGGGCCATGTATTCTCGCGCCCAAGTGCTCACTCCGGTGTTGATAAAAGCAAAACAAGAAGTGCGTATGGCAAATGCTGCAAACTTTACAAGTAATGGTCTCCTGGTTGGCGGGTGGAGACCGCTTGATGCTCAATATGCATCGTGGAAGATGACTCGATTCCCCGGTATGCCACCGATGATAAGGACTGGAAAATTATTCGCATCTCTTTCTGGTGCCAACGGCTCGATTGACACAATGACGAATACATCTTTTTCTACTGGAACGTCTGTGGAATATGCAAAGTTTCATCAGTATGGAACTACAAAAATGCCAAAAAGAAAAATTGTATTTGAGCCACCGCTGTTTGCCAAAAAGCTCGGCGGCGATACTGTTTCATACATTGCAAACGGCGAGGTGTTCTGATGCCAGCAGAATTAATGTACGGAGCTCAATTTGCAAAGTCATTCGTAAACGACTATTTAACCGACGACATTCCGCGCAGATTGATTAGGTATAGAAATGGTTGGAATTTATCCGAGGATGAACTTCCAAGCCCAGCAGAGTACCTAACATATGAACCGGTTGCTCTCGACTCTTGGCCAACGATAATTACTGTTGCCATATCTACGCGTTCGTTCAATCGTGTCGGGTATGGTATAGGGGCTGACCCGGTATATAAAGTGAATTACTCAATGAGAACATATATTTGGGTAAGAACCGATGGCTCAAAAGAAACCACCGAGATGCGAGACAGACTCACCACCGTTGTCCGCTCTGCTCTTTTGGATTACCCATGTCTGCAGCGGGAGGGCGCAGAGAGGGAGGCTCGCATAGAGGAAACCACCGTGGTTGAAGAGTTCTCCGACCTTACGATGTTAAAGGGCGACCGAGTTCTTGCTGGAGCCTACATAGGGTATGACTTATCTATTGACGAAGTTATAGCTCGCGACAATATTGCTGATGAGGTTATTGAATTCGGCTTAACTGTTGGTCAAAACCCACTAACTGCACTTATTTCTAATTTTACAAACGCGGCAAGCATTTCAATAGGCGAGTAAAATCGTGAGTGGTGAAATCGACTTTGTTGGTCTTGGGGAAAAAATAAACGAAATACCTGTTGAATATGCAGGATTTATGCAAATTCAAAACCTTTCCCCAAAAATGCTCAAAGTAACCAACGACGCCTATTTGCTAAGCCGGGCGTCTGCTTTGGTGAAAGCCGACAACGAAAAAGTATTAATTTTAATTGACAAAGGTTTGGTTCTCCTGGTTGAAACCCCAGCTGCAAAAGAAGCAAAACATGTCGAGAAACCAAAATCTCGCAAAAAAGTCAAAAAAGAAATAGAAGCGCACCAAGACCACGTACTTGAAAACTTAAGTCATCTTTTTGAGGGTTCAGACAAAAACGTACGCCAAACACCTTGAGTAACCACCTATAATTTCAGTAGTCTCATACGAAATAGTTCCTGAAAGAAATGGGACGGAGGAAAAATGCCAGGTATAGTTGTTACAACGGCGGTCCGCACTGGTCCAACCAATACGCAAACCGCGCCAACAGCGACGTTGTTTGTTGCTGGAGTAACGGAGAGGGGCCCAGACGGCACTTCACACCTCGTTACCAGCCTTTCGGACTTCGAAGATATTTTTGGCGGGTACACATCATCGGGTTACACGCACCAGACGATTGAAACATTCTTTGAAGAGGGCGGCGCACGTGCTTATGTTTCACGCGTCGTCGACGAATCGGCCGCTGAGGCAAGCCTTGCTCTTGCCGATTCCTCTGCTGCAACATGCATAAACCTTCTTGCCTCCGGAACTGGCACTTGGGCTAACAGCGGTGGATTGACTGCTCAAGTTGAGCAACCAACTGCGAGCGTGAATTTCAGAATTAAAGTTCGCGTTAACGGAACCCTGGTTTACACGACAGAAAATCACACAAGCCCAGCAAATGCTGTTAATGAAATCAATAACAGCGCAACAGCTGCCCTGTACTTAACGGCCACGACTGGTGCATCAACGAATATTCCTGCTGTTGTTGCCGCAACAAACTTTACTGGTGGCACAAATGGAAGCTCGTTAGTTGCAGCAGACCTAGAAGATGCGTTGGACACATTCACCAACAATCTTGGACCAGGTGCAGTTGCTGCTCCGGGCTTCTACGCAGAGGCAATGAGAGATTTGGTATTTGCTCACGCAGCTTCCAATAACAGAATCGCTTTGACATCATTCGATGAGGGCACGTCTGTTGCTACAGCAATCTCCGAGGCTGCAAATCACACTGGCGACGATAATGCGCCATATGGTGCGTTTTTCTACCCATGGGTAAAGATTCCAAACGGAACACTCACAATGATGGTTCCACCAGAAGGTTATGTTGCTGCCAAGAGAGCACGCGTACATAATCTTTACGGTCCGTGGAACCCTTATGCAGGTGAAAGAACAGAAGCTACATTTGTGACTGGCCTTGAGACATCGCTCTCAAAGACAGATTCAGACAACCTTGATGAGAACTTTATCAACGCGATTAAAATCATCAATGGCAGTGCGAGAATCTACGGAGCTCGTTCCGCCTCTGACGACACAGCAAACTTTAGATTCATCATCTCTCGCGAGGTTCTGAATCAGATTGTCTATGAAGCAGAGAGCGCACTTGAGGCTCTCCTCTTCTTGCCAATCGACGGAAGACAGTCGACATTCTCACGAGTTCGCGCAACACTGACAGCCATCATGGAAAGAATCCGTTTGGCTGGCGGTCTGTACGAGGCGTTTGATGCAAACGGTAAGCAGCTTGACCCTGGCTACACAGTTCAGGTGAACAATGCAAACAACCCGCTTACTCAGTTGGCAACTGGCGTAATCAAGGCCAAGGTTGGCGCTCGAGTTTCTTCAATCGGTGACACGATTGAGGTCGAGATTACAAAGTCAAACCTGACTTCAACATTGGTCTAAGAAAATAAAGTAAAGACACGGAGGAATTATGGCAATTTCCACAAAATTGGCACAGCGACAAATCATCGCAGAAATCACGCCAGTTAGCGGCGCGGTTACTGGGCCGACCCTTTCGGGGTATTTCGCTCAGGTGTCCGGTGGAGAAATCACAGCCGCTGTAGAAAAAATTTACATCGGTGGGCAGGCTTTCCCGGAAGTTCTTTGCGCCCCATCAGAAGTAGGCGACGTCACACTAACCAAGCATTATGATGCCGACATGCGCGTCCTAATCAACCAGGTTCGTCCTGTTGTTGGTCGTGCTTACTATGACATCAAGATTTACGACACTGACTGCGACCTGAAGAATCTTCAGTCGGAGCGTGTTTATGCAGGTGCCTTGCTTGTTGGCTTATCGGAGCCAGAAGGTGATGCCTCATCTGGTGCGCCAGCGACGATTGCTCTTACGTTTGCAATCTCCGGTGTTCCTGCTCAGGCATAATCAAAATATCTAATTGACATCCACTACTGGCCTGGTGCCAGTGCTAGTGTTTGCAACATGACAAACTCATTTTACTCAGAAGACTCAAATTCCTCTTTAGATTCTGGCGTGTCTGGTGAAGATTCAGATAACGTTCTGGAGCAACTCACAGCCGTGATTAGCAAGAAGGTTTCGCGACCCGATGTATTCATCAATGTCCCAGAGCGACCAGGCGTAACTCTGCTCATCAGCCCAAACATCACGCAGCAGCAAGTTAAAGCATGGCAAAAGAATGCTGGTTCTGATTCAAAGACTGGTCTTGACGCAACAAGATTTGCATGTCAAGTCATTGGTCACACCACAAGAGGAATTTACTTCAACAGTGAAGAGGTTCTAGAGAATGGGAAATCTCTTGGATTTGCTTCTCCGGCAATTCTTAAAATGACCGGTGCAGCGCGAGCACTACCGGATGCAGTTCAGAAGTTTTTTGGACTTGACCCACACGTAGAGGCAGCAGCGTTAACAATTATTGATGCAGCGGGCTTCGGTGATACGGTTGAACAGCAAGAAAACCCTACGAATCCGTCCTCAACGAATTAACCGACGATAGTCGAATAGTTACAGCCGCCCGACTAGGGGAGGTGTTTGGGACGGACCCAATAAGAATTCTAGATTGCTCATTCGAAGAATGGATAATACGCCTTGCGTGTGCTAAAGTTATTGAGGCAGACCGTGAGGCAGCTGAGCGTAAGTCTCAGGGGTATTAGCGAATGAGATTTATTACCTAGGTAGGGTCATGGCTGACGAAATCGTAAATTTAAATGTTGACGTTGACGTCAAAGGTGATAATAAGCTACTTACTACCGCGGCAAAACTTACGGCCCTCGATGCTGCATCAAAACGCTTAGAGAACAGAACCAATCGACTTACTGGTGCTATGGGCAGGCTGAACCTGCAGATGACGACCACAAGCAAAGGCGTCACAAAGTTTTCCAAGCAGCTGAATCTCGTCGAAAAAATTGGTGCCAAATTTTTGAAAATGGCCCGCCTGCTCATGTTTAGCGTCATAGCTTTGGGTATTGAATTCGGTATTTCAGCCCTTGCGCTGGCAAGCGTTAACGCTGCTTTTGCTGTCGGGAAAATTGTTGCGCAGGCATATAACTATTTAATGCAAGCCCTGGCTGGGACCGTTGCTGCGGTTGGAGTTGCGGCAATTGGTGCAGCTGCGGCGTTTAAGGAATTTCAAGCAGCCCAGTTTGCATTTAGATACAAAGATTCAAAAGAGCTTGGCTCCGCTCTTGACCAGTCTGGCTCTGGACTAAGAAGTTTGTACAAGGACGCCACGTTGGCCTCAATGGGCGTGCAAGCACTTGCTGGTGCTTTTGCTGCTGTGAATAAGCATTCCGCTTTCACTCCGGCCTCTAAAGCTGCACTAAAAGCCATGGCCGACTTTGTTCAATCAAGCGGTGACCCCCAAAATGCTCTACAGGCGGCTGGTTCTTTGGTGGGAATATTGCAAAAAGAAAAGAAGTTTACTGCCGAAGCTCTTCAAGCAGTAAAAGCAATTAGTCCGGAGTTTGAAAAAGCATTTAAAAAAGGAAATTACAAGGACTACAGAAAGTTCTTGGAAGACCTTCAAAGCGGGAAGCTAGCCCTAGACGCTGGAGTCTCTGGGCAATCTGGGACTATGGCTCAGACCCTGGTTGGTCAATTCAGAACTTATCTGAGTTCGGCGTTGGTAGAAATGTCTGATGTTGGTGTTCGTGTACTCGAGCCAATCAAGAAGGCAATGTCTGACATTTACTTCGGCCTAGAACGAACATTTAGAAGAATTTCTGGGGACCTCGTCACATTTGGACAGGGTCCGTTTTTATCCTCGTTGGTGAAGTTCACAGAGAAACTAGAAGATTTTACTGTCGTTTTGTTTAGAAAATTTCTTCCTGCGACAGAGGGTTTTTGGAGAAGAACAACCGATTTTTTTAAAGGCTTTGCAATTTATTTTAGAGAAGTTCGTGACGCCTTGGACCCCCTGCGCGAGGGCGGCTCCATAGTAATTAAGACTTTCGGAAAACCGATTGTTGAAATATTTAAGCAAATTGGGCTTGGCGTAAAAGCGCTTTCTGCACAAGCGGTTAAATATGAACCGTTATTCCTTGCATTTGGTGACTCAATGAAGAGCGTAGTTGTCGGATTTTTTGAAATTATGCGAGCACTTCGAGAGGTGTTCGCCAGAGCGCTACCGATAATAAACCCGGTCGTTGCTGCACTTGGCAAGCTCATGTCAACTCTTGCATCTATTATAAACATGCTTAGCGGCAAGACTGGAAGCGGTGGCTCTTCGGCAATTGTTGCGCTACTGGGAATGTTTGCATTTAAAGGACGTCGTGCAGCAAGGTTTCAGCGCAGCAGGGGAATAGGTGATGAATTTGGCAACGTGGGTCTTTCTTCTAAGCAGGCAATCTACTCCGGCCATAAATTCTCAACAATGGGAACGAATGTTGGTGGAGGTGGGGCCGCCAATCAAGGTCAGCTCGGCTCGATAGCTGGAGCGATGTCTAGCGCCGGACAGGCAGCAGGGACAGCAGCAAGTGCTGCTATAGCGCCAGGGGCAAGCGCGTTGACTGCCGCCGGCGCATCTCTTCAGGGTGCTGCGGCTGCCATTACCGGCGCGGCAATGGGAGGAACCCTCCGTGGTGGAATGGGTGGTGGAACGGTTGACAGAGCAACCGGAAGATATAAAACATTGCCGGCGAGAAAACCAGGACAATCAAATGCGGACTATCAGCGCGACATCAATGCGTACGTCACAAGAAACAGAGGCGTAACCGATTTACCCCTAGAGCAAAGAGGGTATAAGGCTCCGAGTTTAGGCACGAATCGGTCAGCAAAAGACCTTCTCGGCCGCAAAGACCAAGATTCTACAAACATTTTTGGTAGACGACGTGGCGTCACACCAGACTATGAAAACATAGGTCAGAGAATGATGACGCGTGAGCAATATCAGGCCTCAGAGCGTATGAGAAGGATGAAGCTTAGGCCGAATGCCCCACAGGGACCGCATAGTAATCTGATGGACAATTCTGCGTTTAGGTACAGAACAGACCAGTCCCTCCAGGCGTCTGGGTTTTTTCCTGGCAGGCCGATTCGACAGGGCATTAGGGGGCTCCCTAGCCGCATTTCTAAGCGTATTGATGCACTGCCCGGCGTAGTTGGACTTGAGAAAAAATTGCTTGGTAGAGCAAAAAGTCTAGGTTCGATTATCCTCAACGGCCAGCCAGTTGCAACTGGTGCAATGGGCGGGATGGGTGGCATAACTGGACAACAGGCTGCCGGAACCGGAACAAACAATTACAACAACACCGCCAGAAGAGGTGGTCTTCGTGGTTTTGCTGGAAGAACACTGCTTGGCCAGTCTTATAACGAAGGTGGCTATAGAGGATTCAGGGATACAATCAGAAACCAAAGCGGAATGGGGCAGTTAGGACCCGGTAATGGCTTATTGGGTAGAGCCTACAATTCCGCAAAGGGTGGGAACTTTGGTCAGGGATACAGAAACGCAAGATTGAATTTTAATGAAGCCAAGAAGGCTGGACAAATTCCTGCAAACGCAAAGTTCAGCAGGCTTCAAGGGATGAAAGCTGGTGCAAAGTATAGCTTGAGCGGCGCAGGCATGGTTGCTGGCATGGGAGCTAGTTACTTGGCTAGCAGATATGGCACAGAAGAAGCACAGGGCGGAATGCAAATGGGCGCGTCTCTGATGGCCATCAACCCAATGCTTGGTCTTGCGGTAGGTGCTGGTTTGACAGCGTTTTCATCCAAGACTAAAAAGGGTGGGGCGATTGCTGGTGCAGTCAGTGGTGCGGCAGTCGGCGCAATGATTGCCGGCCCACTTGGAGCAGCAGTTGGTGGCGTGCTTGGTGCTGGTCTCGGCTTCCTGGCAGCAAAACGCAACCAAAAGAAGATGGCAGAAGGGGCAATGGGCAAGGTGGGTCTTGCTCAGATATCCGGAATAGCTGCGGCGGCGGCAAAAGGTGGTCAAGCAGGAAGCACTACCGAGGCTCGCGCCGTACTTGCGGCATCTCGAAACATGACTCGCGATTTTACGAAGGCCGAAACAAAAGAAGATAGAAAAAAAGTTTTGCAACCTTTCATTGACGCTGGAGTGATTGGCGGGAATGAACTCAGCCTCGCGCTTGGAGACAATGCTGAAGACGCCCAAAAAGCTCTTGCAAAAACATCCAAAAACATGGACCAGGCATTGACTCCGGCTTTTAATCAATTTGATTCAATCATGAATTCCCTGAAACAAACAACAGGAATGACTTCCGAGGAAATATATAAACTCGCCATGGAGCGCAATGTAGACCTCTACAGCACCACTCTTAAACTTACCGATGCAACCAAAGCTCTCGGCGTCGGGATGACCAAGACTTCAAAACAATTCTCGGATGCTCTTAGGGATGTGCAAATTAGAGCCATGGACGTGTTTAAGAGATTCACTGAAAACAAGGCCATGAAGGACGCTCTTCAGGCTTCTGGGGACAACTTACGTGGTGGAGATACATCAACGGAAGCATTCCTCGATTACTACACAAAATATCTCGATTATTCAAACTACATCTCCCCAGACTCACCTCTTCTCAATTCGATAGCTCAAGCCCAAGCCTTTGGCACTGGTGCGAATGTGGGCGCAGGTTCCGCGTTTGGTCCAGGAGGTCCTCTTTCGGGCGTCGTTATGGGGGACGAAGCTAAGGGGCTCATCGGTCAGGCGCAAAAACAGACTGCTTCAGGCTCAGCAACTGAAATGACAAAACAACTTCTGGCTATGGCCGGAGAAGCCGGTTTTGTCTTTGAGGATGGAGAAAAAGCATTTAGCGGAGCGCAAACGCAAATAAACACCCTGATAACAAAGGCAATGGGTGGCGATGAGGCCGCAACCGCCCAGATAAGAGACCTTGAAGGGATGCTTTCTAGGGGTGTCGCGTTTCAAGGCAAAGGACAAGATGCCATAGCTTCACTTATCGGTTCAAAACTTTTAGGTAGTGGGGCTCTGGGAAATAATCTGTTTGGAACAAAATTAAAGCCCGAGATGTCAGGAGAACTAGACCCATACAAAGATATTCTGACCGCAGAAGCCGCGTTGATGAGAGAGGAGTTCACGAACGCTGTTCGTGCGGAATTCTTTGAATCAACAGACACACCTAAGTGGTGGAATGATGCACCAAGCTGGTGGACTAATGGATTTGAGGTTCAACTCAAAAACGGCGTAATTGACAAACTTGTCCCAATGGGCGACACCGATACGCCCAAGGTTTTAGGTAAGACAATGAGAAAGCACGGCATGTTTGATGGCGCTGTTCCCGGTAAGCGCACGGTAACAAGTTCGCTAAGAAACTTTGCACTTGGTTCAAATAATTCAGACCACGCAACCGGACATGCTTACGACCTGGTTGGTGACAACCTTGGCAAATATTCATCGCTAGTCAATGCATCTGGCGGGTTTGCTGAATTTCACGGAACTGGTGGTGCGCGCCACTTGCACGTAGTTCCCCCTGTTGGTCCAATGGGAGACACCTCCACGAGTATCCTTGCGAAGATGACGGGCTCAATCCCATCTGGAGGCTCTAGTGGCGGGGACACTTTTAACATCACAGTTAATGAATCGTCAACACCTCAGGTTACGGCGCGTGCAGTTGCTAACGAAATTCTTCAGATTCAAAGAAATGTGAAACAGAGAATATAATGGCAATTTCGATAATCGGCAAACAAATACCGAGTCAAATTTCGGGCAAGTTTCAGTTTCAAAAATCAGCTACTGTTCTGCGTAACACCTCCGACATCAGGGAAATGCGCCAAGTTGCAGGCCCTGAACTTGCTTATGAATTCTATTTTCCTCCGACGACTTTTAGCCACAGTGGATACGGGCCAACATTCAACGAAATCAATCGCCCCTATTCGACGCCGATTGTGGATATAACAAGCGGCAAAGCAGAGAGATGTTCTTTCGAGTTCCTTGTTGCACCACCAAAAAGAATCAACACCCTTACAGGGGAAGACGGTAAGCCTTCTTCGCAAACTTATCAAGACTTCTATGAATCAATCGATGACCAGCTTAGGTTTATTCAATCAATTGCAGATTTTGCGATTCCAGTTGAGTTCATAAATGTTCATCCAGCTCTCGCTATTCCCAAATGGTACATAGATGAGTGCACGATAAATCATGGTAGGCAGAACCTGCAAGCAAATACCACGAGCGCTACGGTCAACTTATCGCTTATCGAGTTTATACCACGTAGAAAAACGATGATTCTACTGCCGCGTTTTAAGCATGGAAAATTTGTGCCTGCAAACAAGGACACATCCAGTGATGATGAGACTCCTGGGAAGGATGACATCAAGGGGCTTACAGCAAAGCTAAATGCAGCTAAAGCTGCTGGCAATAGAGACGCCGCAAGGTATTACGCATTAGCGATTGCTGAAGCTTCAAAGTAGTCATAATAGAAACGCAGAAATTATGTCATTACAAAAACGGCCAGAATATCCATCCATGCAGTCTTTGAGCATGTCCGAGGCCGACGTGTTTGAATATGGAAACATAAATTTAAATCTTCGGCCTATTGTTAAGTTGAAAAATGGTCAAATCGCCACACTTATTTCAATAACAATTCAGGACGCAATTTCCGGAAAACTATGTTTTTCTTTAATACCTACGATTAGCGATGACGGAGTGGTTGTTCCTGACAAAGAAGCAAGATTAATTTACAGTAAAAGCGGAAGGCATCTTGGCAAATTTGCCACTCTGAGAATTGCCAATACTTATGCCAAGGCCCTGTCTGCACAAGAAAATAAACGTTACAAAGAACAAATAAAGAATAATCCTGATTACCTAGTTGGCGAAAAGACCTGGTATCCAATTGACCAGATTATTGAGCCGTCGAATAGAAACCTTGGCGGGATTTTGCAAATAACAGACCTTTTTGGTGCTTCTGCTGAAGATTTTAAAAATAATCTTGTATCGGTTTCGGTTAATTATTCCATGGACCTAAACCCTGAAATATCTATTGAAATAGTTGATGAAGATTACAAAATGTTCGATTCAAATTATTTCATTATTAGACGAGATGTTACATACAGGGGAAGAAGATACGAGATAGCCGATGTTTCGGCCAAGCCAGGACCGGGAGGTTCGCCCACCGTAGTAATCAAAGCTCGCAACAAGGCTCTTCAACAGATGAGACGCGATAAGTTTCCGAATTCGGTTTCTGGCGGCTCTGGTTACGAGTATGCCGGAAACGCGGCCAAGAAGTTCGGCCTGGAGTTTGTCGGGCAAAAATCAGCTAAAACAAAGTCAACTTTTAAAGCTCGAACCGGTGACGGTGAAGAGTCGGT